GGAACTGGTTGCTTGCTCACGGGTTTGCCCTCTGTGCCGAGTATGCTGCCCGCTATGGCAGGGTTCACACCTGCTTCCAGACTCTGAGTGCTGCAAGGGAAATTCTCCCCACAGGAGACCCCACAGGACGCTCTGGGAAGGGTCCTAAACCGTTTGTCTTTGCTGGACCTGATGAGTTCAAGTATGATGTGAGTATTGATATTTACGACAAATATAAAATGTACATTGCATCTAAACCATGGGTAAAGGATAATTATGTTAGACTTCCCCATCGCAAACCTGATTGGATTTGATAATGAGTCGTGATGAATTTCTTTGGGTCGAAAAGTATCGCCCCAAAACCATTGAAGAATGTATTCTCCCAGAGAATATTAAAAAAACTTTCCAAGACTTCTTGGATAAAGGTGAAGTCCCCAATCTTTTATTGGCAGGACCTGCTGGATGTGGCAAGACTACAGTTGCCAAAGCATTATGTAATCAATTAGGAGTAGACGTTTATGTCATCAATGGATCAGATGAAGGGAGATTCCTGGATACTGTCAGAAACACTGCGAAAAACTTCGCTTCGACCGTCTCACTTTCATCGTCTGCAAAACACAAAGTCATCATTATTGATGAGGCAGATAACACAACCAATGATGTACAACTCCTCCTACGGGCATTTACTGAGGAGTTTAGTGGCAACTGCAGATTCATCTTCACTTGCAACTTCAAAAACAAAATCATTGGACCCCTCCATTCCAGATGTGCCTGTGTTGACTTTTCAACCAACTCCAAGAGTAAACCAAAACTTGCAGCAACGTTCTTCAACCGTCTCAGGTTTATACTTGAGGCAGAGAATGTGGAGGCAGATCCAAAAGTACTTGTCGAACTAATCAATAAGCACTTTCCTGATTGGAGACGTGTATTGAATGAATGTCAGAGATATGCCGTAAGTGGCAAGATTGATGCTGGCATTCTTGCAACCTTTAGTGATGTAAAAGTAAATGACTTGGTTAAGAAACTTAAAGAGAAGGACTTCCCTGAAGTTCGTAAATGGGTTGTCAACAACCTGGATAATGATACTTCTGTACTTCTGCGTCGTATTTACGATGCTTGTTATGATTCCATGGTTCCGAATAGTATTCCTGCTGCTGTGCTTTGCCTTGCTAAGTATCAGTATCAAATGGCATTTGTGGCAGACCAGGAGATAAATATGCTTGCTTGTCTAACTGAATTGATGGTGGAGTGTGAATTCAAATGATTGATGTAAAACTGTTTCGTATTACAACTGGTGAAGAAGTAGTTGCAGAACTTGTTTCTGAAACTGATGATACTGTGACCGTTCAGAATGGTCTGGTAGTTCTTCCTACAAATACTGGTGTAGGATTTGCACCATGGGCAACAGTAATTGATCAGGATAATCCTGAGATTACTGTATCTAAAAAACATATTGTATACATTGTTCCTGTACAGGAAGATGTCTCCAAGCGTTATAGTGAGATGTTTGGATCTAAACTGATTACACCCGATAAGAAAAAACTGATTGTATGATTATGAAAAAAGAAAAAGTCAAGGCACAAGTTAAGTCTAAGTTTTACTACATTTTCTGGGGGACTGCTACTGTTGCTGTAGTTCTTGGGCAACTCTATGTTGGAAGTGGTTACAGATTGATGGCAGGAAGTATTCTGAGGATTCTTCAATCTATTGAGGTTGTTGCTGGAAATGATTCCTATATCTATAAATGAAGACACTAAAAACCCCTCTAAGATATCCTGGAGGTAAGTCTCGTGCTTGTACTAAGATGGACCCCTACTTTCCAGACTTGAGAGATTATAGTGATTTTAGGGAACCATTTCTTGGTGGCGGCAGTGTTGCTATTCATATCACTAAGAAATATCCACATCTAAAGATTTGGGTTAATGATCTTTATGAACCTCTTGTTAACTTCTGGCAACAACTTCAGATGTTTGGAGTTGAGATGAAAGATGCTCTGGTTGACTTGAAGATGGAAAATAATACTCCAGAAAAGGCAAGAGAACTTTTCAATGATGCAAAACTGTGGATTTATGATAAGGATAAAACTGATTTAGAAAGAGCAGTCGCTTTTTACATTGTCAACAAGTGTAGTTTTAGTGGTCTCACTGAAAGTTCATCTTTTTCTCAGCAGGCATCTAATTCAAATTTTAGTTTGCGTGGTATTGAGAAGTTGCCAGGATATTCAAAGATTATTGAGCACTGGAAGATAAGTAACTATTCATATGATTATCTTCTTACCAATCAAGAAAATACCTTTGTATATCTTGACCCACCTTATGATATCAAGGATAATCTATATGGTAAAAAGGGATCAATGCATAAAGGATTTGACCATGATCAATTTGCGGTTGATTGTGATGAATGTGAGATGCCACAACTGATTAGTTACAATTCAGATCAACTTGTAAAGGATCGTTTTACTAAGTGGAATGCTGCTGAGTTTGACCTTACTTATACGATGAGGTCTGTTGGTGAATATATGAGAGAGCAAAAACAGAGAAAGGAATTGCTACTATTTAATTATGGAACTGAAGGATTGGTTGAATTCGATTAATTTCAATAAAGAAGACTTGAGAGAACATGTAAAGGACTATCCCCCTTTCATTATCAATCGTTGTTTATCTGGGCATCTTGATTGTGTCATGTTTGCTAATGAAATGAATATTCATCATCATCTTGACAAAGATATGCAATATTCTTTTTATCTAAATACTTTGAGGAAAAGAAAGAGATTCTCTCCTTGGCTCCGTAAGGATAAAGTCCAGGACTTAGAATGTGTCAAACAATACTATGGTTATAGTAATGAGAAGGCATCACAGGCTCTAAAAATTCTTACACAAGAACAACTTACCTTTATTAAACAACGACTTGACACTGGAGGAAGAAAATGAGTACTACGGTTGAACCCACAGTACAGTGGTCACAAGACCAAATGGTAGAAGTACTTTTGAATGAACCTGATGACTTCCTGAAAGTTCGTGAGACACTTACAAGAATTGGAGTTGCATCTCGAAAGGAGAAGAAACTCTATCAGAGTTGCCACATTCTACACAAACAAGGAAGATACTTTATTGTTCATTTTAAGGAGTTGTTTGCTCTTGATGGTAAGCACGCCAACTTGACGATCAATGATGTTCAGAGACGTAATCGCATTGCACGCCTTCTTGCTGACTGGGGACTTATTTCAGTTGTGAAAGAAGAGTCTGTGCTTGATATTGCTCCTCTGAACCAGATCAAAGTTCTTGCTTACAAAGAGAAGGGTGAGTGGATTTTAGAGCAGAAATATAATATTGGTAAGAAAGGAAAGCAGACTGAAGAGGCATAAATAGGACTGAGACCTTTTCGTGCGGTCTCTACAAAAGTCGGAACACCCAAGACCCTCTTGACGAGGGTCTTTTTTTATGATAGTATATCTATATAAACAAATATAAATAGTGTACTAACAAATTATCAGCAAGGTAAAACTTGAATTAACTGGTTCGGAGTTAGTATTGTATGAAGATGTAAAACTCTTCATCAGAATAATTTACGTTCTATCACCTTTATCACCTTAAAAATATAAATTGCCGTATGAGTTTTTATCTGCTGCTTTTATAGCAGCTGTCGAAGATTATAAGTTTGCGAATGATCCTAGAATCAAAATTGTTAGAGGACAAACAGGATTAGGAAAAAGTTACTTCCAAGATAAAGAGATGCCAGTCATCTTGAAGAATGTTTTTCCAGACCTGAAATACATCATCAGAGTCTCTCCTACGACTGAGGTAGCAGATGACGGAACTTTTTTCGATGTTGCAACATTGAGTAAGGATGGAATATTTTATCAATATCACAATAATTTAGATCCAATAACTGTCAGAAATCTTGAAAATCTCACAGGAACAGTCGATATTGTTGCCTGTGTTTCTGTAACTCACTCTTATTTTTCGCTGTATTTTGATAGAATTCTTGAATTAGCACCAAAAGCAGTGGTTGTTATTGAAGAAGCACACCAATACGTTGGATGTGGTGATAAGGGTGGTGAAGCATACGTCACTACCTATGGGTATCACAGTCAATATAAAGCTAAATCAGTTGATAATTTCTTTGAATGGGCTAAAGTAAATCCCAGAATTATTGGATTTACTGCAACTGTGACAAAGCACCATGAAGGGGACAAAAGTTTGACTGATAGATTCTGGATTTGCAACGAAATGCCAGAAAAAAAATCATTGATTGCTAGTCAAGCATGGTTGGGGAATGTTATTGAGTATCCATTTGCAAAACATTCTGGAAGAAATTCAATCTCAAAGTATATTGGTGATAGTATTGAAAAAATTAGAGATACTGAGAGTAAATTAGCGCAACTACAAGAATTTGATTCAAATATTGTATGTAAAAAAACAGGACTTTTTCTAGCAGGAACTAAAGTAGGCACATGGGGTTCATCTCTTGATGATGTTCGTGAAGAGGCATCAGAATATCTCATGGGAACTGGTGAAGATCCAGACTCTAAAATGATTGCCACTATGACTGAAACTGGCATTCGTATTTGGGACTTGAATGGTAATTCAGAAACAATTAGATGCAATGATTCTAAAGAACTTATTAGGAGACTTGAAGACCCTGAAAACCCTTTACGATATGTGATAGTAGTTAACCGTGCTAGATCAGGAATCAATGTTCACAACTTTCATGTTGAAGTTGTATGTCGTCTTCGTGATCCAAAAGAAATTAGAACTCTAATTCCACTTCAAATTTATGGAAGGATGGTTAGAATTGATGTTGGTACAGGCAACATCATCCGAAACAAATACAAAAACAACATCGAAATTTATGTCAAAGAGTACAGTAAAGATTTCAATGTGCCTATTGAAGTTGTAATTGAAACCATTATGATTTCCAATAACTTTGATATTTGGTATCCAGATAATGCAAAAATTAAAAGAACATGGAGAGAATCGATTCAAGATTTTAAGGAAGATTATGTAAACACAATTGAACAGGGACATGCTTGGTTAGAACGTTCATTCTTAAAAAATCTGCCGAAAGAAAGTTTTCTACCAATAAATCTTGAAATAGAGGTAGAGTGTCCATGTCATGGTAGTAAATTTATGGTAAATGTGAATAAAGAACTTGAAGATTGGAAAGGTGATGGAACATTAGATAAATTTTTCAATATGGTCTAACCGAATAAAAAGTGCGGGGTTCACTACCCCGTTTTTTTATGTTCTGTGCTATAAATATATTGGATGCCTTCGGGGTCCACACAATCAAATCTCGCTTTATAAGGAGAAGTACAAATGTCAGAATTAATGAGGTTTAATGCAGCCAACATAAATCAGTTGCTGGATCGTATACATAGGAATAGTATTGGTATGGATGATTACCTCAATAGAGTGTTTGATCTTCATGAAACAACTTCTAGTTATCCTCCATACAATCTAGTTTCAGTAGATAATGTTACATCTCGGTTGGAGATTGCACTTGCCGGGTTCAAGAAGAAAGAAGTCTATGTATACACACAAGATGGTAAACTCTTTATCGAAGGTCAGAAAGAAGATAAGGAAACGGAAACGAAATATGTTCACAAGGGTCTGGCTCAACGGAGTTTTACACGAGCCTGGACTCTCAGTGAAGACACGGAAGTTAGATCAGTTACTTTTGATGATGGGCTTCTAAATATTGAACTTGGAAAAATAGTTCCAGAAGCACATAAGCGTAAAGATTATCTATAAATAATATTGAATATCGTCGTCGCGGACGGAGGGGTAACTGGCCAAATCCAGTTGACACCCCTCTTTTTTGTTGCTAAAATGAAATCGAAGAAAAACTGACTTATGACTATCAAACTTTTACTCCTGAAATCAGGTGAAGACATGATTGCAAATGTCAAGGAGATGGTATTTGGAGAAGGGGATGAACAAAGAGTTGTTGGATATTATCTCAACCGACCATGTATCATTAGGATGAGGGATCCTAAGATGATCCCAGAACTCCAAGATGGTACATCTCAAAAATCTGGATATGAGGTCTCTTTGTTTCCTTGGATCCCTCTTTCTGCAGAAGATACAATTCCAGTTCCTTCTGATTGGGTAGTGACTATGGTCGAACCCACTGTTAAACTAAAAGAAATGTACATTGAGGACATTGTAAAATATGGAAAAGATAATCAAAGTGATTCTGTTGACAAACAACGAGAGACTGATCAGTGAGATTCAAGAAGTTGGTGCTGACATTGGTCAACCCGACTGCAAACTTATCAATCCTATGGAGATCTGGGAGAATTGTAATCTTGCTCCATGGATGTTAGATCATACTCAGCAAGATGTCTTTATGATTAATTCGGACAAGATTATTACTCTTGCCGATCCAATGCCAACACTACTTGAAAAATACATCAAGATCAATAAGTAATGCGTTTCTACACTAATGTCCAGTTGATTGGAAATCAGTTTCTCGTTAGGGGAGTTGAAAATGGGAGAAGATATGAACATCGGGATGAGTTTTTCCCCAAACTGTTTGTTAAAACAAAGAAAGACTCAAAGTATAGGACATTAAGTGGAGAGTCTGTAGAAGAAGTGCATCCTGGTACTGTTAGGGATTGTCGTGAGTTCTACAAAAAATACGATGATGTTGATGGGTTTGAGATCTATGGAAATGATCGATATATCTGTCAATACATATCTGAAAAGTATCCGGAGGATGAAATTAAGTTTGACATTAGTCAAATCAAACTTGTCACTCTGGATATTGAGGTTGCTTCTGAACAAGGATTCCCTGATGTAGAATCTGCATCAGAGGAGATTCTTGCCATCACCATTCAAGATTACAATACAAAAAAGATTACTACTTGGGGAGTTAAACCTTTTGCCAATAAGCAAGAGAATGTGACATACTATAATTGTCATAGTGAGTATGAACTGCTTAGTAATTTTATCAACTATTGGATGGTTGATGTTCCTGATATTGTGACCGGTTGGAATATTCAATTATATGATATTCCATATATCTGTAAGCGTCTTAATAGAGTGCTTGGTGAGAAGTTGATGAAGAGATTCTCCAACTGGGGTCTTGTGACTGAGGGCGAAGTTTTTATTCAGGGGAGGAAGCAAACTACTTTTGATATTGGTGGACTTACTCAACTTGACTATCTCGATCTATACAAAAAATTTACATATAAAGCACAAGAATCATATCGACTTGACTACATAGCTGAGGTGGAGTTGGGTCAGAAGAAACTGGACCACTCTGAGTTTGATACATTTAAGGACTTCTATACTAAAGGATGGCAGAAGTTTATTGAATATAATATTGTTGATGTAGAACTTGTTGACCGATTGGAAGACAAGATGAAACTGATTGAACTTGCATTGACTATGGCATATGATGCTAAAGTTAACTATGTTGATGTGTTCTATCAGGTCCGTATGTGGGACAATATTATCTACAACTATCTCAAGAAAAGAGATATTGTTATTCCACCTAAAATTCGTTCTGATAAAAACGAAAAATAT